ATGATGCTAATAATGAAGCGTCACAGGATAAACTACAGGGGTTAACGGCCGCAGGGGCATTAGCTGACGAGGCTGCACTATTCCCTAGAAACTTTATAGAGCAGATGATTGCTAGATGTTCTATTGAGGGGTCTAAGATATGGTTAAACTGTAACCCTGGAGGGGCTTTCCATTGGCTAAAGACTGACTTTATAGACAAGGCTAAGGAAAAGATGATATACAGGCTACACTTTACTATGGATGACAATCTATCTCTCAGTGAAAAGGTGAAGAAAAGGTATGAAGCTTTATATCAAGGTGTCTTTAAATTAAGATATGTTAAAGGTCTATGGGTACAGGCCGAGGGTGTTATATATGATATGTTTAGCAAAAGTACTCACATCCTAAACAAGCTTTTAACTCGATATGATAAATACTATGTAAGTGTGGACTATGGTACTCAAAATGCTATGGTCTATTTATTATGGGGGAAAGTAGAGAATATGTACCATTGTATCAAGGAGTACTATTATAGTGGACGCGAAAAAGAAAAACAGAAGTCTGACAACATATATTATAAAGACTTAGTGCGGTGGTTAGATGGTGTAATCCCTGAAAGAATAATAGTTGACCCGTCGGCTGCTTCTTTTATCCAGTTGATAAGAGAAAAAGGCAAATATAAAGTAAGGAAAGCTAAAAATAATGTTGAGGACGGCATTAGAAATGTTGCTACAGCACTATCTAATAAGTTAATAGCATTTAGTAATACATGTATAAATACCTTTAAAGAGTTTTCAACTTATATATGGGATGAAAAGGCTATGTCTAGAGGTGAAGACAAGCCTACTAAAGAATATGACCATTGTATGGATGCTATAAGATATTTTGTACATACCATAATATTTAATGGTAAGTTAGCGACATATAGTGCCGAATTACAGAAGATAGGCCGAGGGCTAAGTATTAACCAGAAACAAACTAAGTCCAAAATGGCTATGAAATATTCTAAGGCCGAGGGGGTGTTTTAATTGGCAGATGTGAAAAACATCAAAAAAGAAATAAATAAAGATGAAATTAAGTTAAATCTCCTAGGACTTACCTCGGAGGAAAAACAGGAACTAGCTAGCATAAAAGAGGATTATATGTTTTATCATGGGGCCTTTACTAGTGAACAAGTAAAAGCCTATACAGATAAGACTAATAAAAGAATGCTAGGTCAAAGTTGGTTTATTGAAGATAATCTAGATTATATACCTAGTCAAGTTATAGATAATATAACGCAGGAACTGATAAAGAAACAGGCTAGATTCTTCCTAGGTAAAGCCCCTGATTTATTATTCAAACTAAATGATAATAATATTGGAGGTAATAGCAAGGGAGAAAAGGAAAAACTAGAACAGTTTAGGCTGTTTATTGACGGTATATTAGATAGTAATTCGTTTTGGCCCAATATGTTAAAGAATTTTAAATTAGCCAGCATAACGAGGAAAATACTAGTAAGGTTAGAGGCCAACGAGGGCGGACCAGTGAAAATACATTCGCATGATGTATGCGATTTTAATTATACACTTGATAGCCAAGGGGATTTAGATACCCTAAGACTAGTAACATATATAGGGTATGATCAAGAACAGAAAGAACATATATTTGCTAGATATACTTATTACCTAGAAAGTAACATAGATGGCTCTGACAAGTGTTGTATGCTATTAAAGGAGCATTTCTATAGCAACGATACTCAAAACCCTATAGGGGGCGAACAAATGCCACAGAGGACCATATACGATAGAATACCAGCGGTATTATTCTTTAATGAAAGAGATTTATTTAACCCTAATGGAGTCAGTGATATACAGCAGTTAAAGAGCCTACAAGACCAGTATAACAGGAGATTATCCGACTTTGCAGATGCATTAAGGTTTAATATGTTTGGTGCTACTACCATTATTGATGGTGACCCAGAAGATGTTAATAACATTACAGTTGCCCCTGGTTCAATAATTGCCATTGGCACAGAGTCACAAACCAAAGATGACGGAAGGCAGGCACAAGTTAAGATAGTTGAAAGTAACTTTACAAATGCAGAACCTGTAAAAGAGTTTTTAGATAGCCTTAGAAATTCAATGGGTGATAAGTTAGCTATTCCAAGGAAAGACGCATTAAAAGAAATACCATCTGCAAAGGCATTGAAATTTATATACAATGACTTAATCGCCAGGTGTGAGGAGAAGTGGCAAGATTGGGAAAGTGGAATATTTAAGTTAATAAATCTAATTATTCAATCGTGCGACCAGCTTCATTGTTATGATGATTTTGATAAAAGCTTTTTAAATCTTGATTTTTCTATGATTTTGAAAAAGAACTACCCTATTCCTGATGATGAAGAGGATGCGAAGAGGTTGGCTATGGAAGAAGTTGCAGCCGACGTTAGATCTCACAGATCATATATAAAAGACTATGGAAGTGATGAAGATTATGAGGAGTTGTTTAGAGAGATTATAGAAGATAATCAGATGATTAATGAGTCAACAATGGACCCAATATCAAGGCAGTTATCAAAAGAACAAAATACCAACCTAGAAGAGTAATAGAGGTGTGTTTATATGGCTGATGAATATTTAAAGCTTGTAAAGGCATCTAGGAAGAAACTATCACGCATTAGGTTTATAACCGAAATAGAAATTTTAAAAGCTTATAAAGAGGCAACTAAGAGTATAGCCAGTAAGATAAAAGAAAATGAACGCAGACACCTACAGACGGCTTATTATGAAAATATATATGCTGACTTAGATGATATGGTTACTACATTAAATGAAAGGCTTACACAAGCCATTGAGTCGGGAATATACGCCACTGTAGAAGTAACTACAGGAGTACAAACTTTGTTTAATGAACTAATATATCCCCCTCATATATCTACTATAGCCAATGGATATTTACGAGATCTTAATTATAAGTATGTAAATAATTTCTTGGCAGGAGGATTATATGATGATGGGAAGTCTTTAAGTGATAGGATATGGGAAAAGTCAAAAAAGAACTGCGATGATATAAAGACACTAATTTCTAGTAACATAGCAAAAGGGGCCAATTCTAGGGAGTTGGCAAAGAAGCTAGATAACTATGTAAACCCTACACAAATGACAAAAGCAAATACCATAGTTAGTGGTATGGATAGAAATATATCTTATCAGGCTCAAAGACTAGCAAGAACATCTTTAACGCATATAGCCAATGAAACTGATAGAAATAATGCTAAAGAAAATGTATTTTGTAAGGGTATGAGGTGGAACTTATCAAGTAGCCATTATGAAAGACAGGTTAAGCGTTGGGGGGAAGATATATGCGATGTATATGCCAACCAAGACGGCTATAACCTAGGTCGAGGGGTGTTTCCTATAGAGGAGTACCCAATATCACATCCTAATTGTTTATGTTATGCTACACAAGAGCAGCCTAGTTTAGATGATATAATAAATAGAGTTAATAACTGGGTAGATGGTGGAGAAGATGAAGAGTTGGAAAATAGCTATCAGAAGTGGAAAGCTGATGAAATAGTATTTCAAGAAAAGTATGGACACAAAGATAACACACAGGTTAAAAGTGGAAGTGTAAAAAATGATTTTTATACTAACTTATCCCAAAAACACCCTGATGAAATCTCTAAAATAATGCGAGATAAAGAACAATACGAAAGATATATTAATATATTAGGCAAAGAAAATGTCCCTAACAACCTTGAGAGTTTTCAAAATTTAAAGTATAATAAACTTAACACATACAAAGAATTACAAGGGGTATATCGAGATGTATCTTGGCAAAAAAAATGCCTTGAAAATACACACAAAACTAATGAAAAGAAAGTTCCAATACATAATACCCCAAATAGCGTAGTTGAAAAAATTATAGATAATAAAATTGTTACAAGACGTTTTTTTGGTAAAAATGGGAAAGTAAAGTTAGATATAGATTTTACAAATCATGGTAATCCAAAGAAACATCCGATTGTGCCTCATGCACATAGCTGGAAACCAACACAAAAAAACAAAGAAAAGTATGTTAGGCAAAGTGTTGGGAGGGAATTAACAAAAGCTGAGAAAATAGCCAATAAAGATTTAATTAAGGAGTGATGGTAATATGGCAAATGGTGATTTTGTAAGCCTACAAGAATTAATTGAATCCATTGAAATGGGGCTTGATATAGAATTTGATTTGTATGGAGTTAGATACTATATAGGAGCACCACAAGGGGATTTACTTATATCTAGGGATGATGGAGAAATAGAAGATTATTACACTAATGCAGAAGATTTAGTTAATAATCACTATATAAACGGCGAGCCTATAAAAAATATATGGCAAGATATAGTTATTTACAATATGTAAGCACTTTAACAGTAGTTGGGGTGCTTTTTTAGTGTTATAAATTTTTTGTAAGGAGTATAAAATGTTAAAAGAAATAAAAATAGGTTGGCGAAAATATGATATAGAAATATGTGCAAAGGATAAGGGTAAGTTGCTGATTTCAACTAATGACTGTTATGGTGAAATAAGCCATGATGATAGTGTTATACGCTTAAATGCTGATAACTCTGATGAGCAATCTAAATGTACGCTAATACATGAGGTTTTACATGGCATAGAACATATGTACAGTATAAACGAATTAAAGGAAGAACATACGATAAAAAGGTTAGCAGATGCACTTTACACAGTGTTAGTAGACAACAACCTGGAAATAGTAAAAAAAGAATCTATATAACGGATTTTGGCTAAAATTCGACGTATAAAAATCTATGTAACGTAAAAAGGCTAAAATTCGTTGTATAAATTTATTCGCGATTGAAATTGCATTGTTTCAACTGGTTGTTGCGGTAATTTCGTTATTTGCGTTCCATTTTCTACCGGGACGAAAGAAACGCAAATTGCATAAGCATTGAAAATACTAGCTTTTTTCGTTTCACTATCTACCACGAATTGTGGTAAAAAAATGTGCGATGGAAAATTGTTTCCTTCGCAAAACTAAAATATCTATACCCTAGCACCTTAACAGGTAATTGATTGTGTGGAAAGCAATCCTTATGTTAGGGTTTCCTATAGATAATAGATTTAGCATATAGATAGCTGACTTTTTATTTAAAAGAGGTCCTATATGTGGGTGCATGGTCTTAAAAGGGCTATGCACTATAAATTAATATAATTGACCTAGACAAGTCATTAAAAGGTCTATTTTTAATGTAAATAAGTAGGAGGGAAATATGGATTTATTACAGTACCTAATATCAATATTAGGTGAAGAAGATGGCAAAAAGGCTTATGAAAAGATAAATAAGGATACTAATAATACCTTATTAGTGCAGAACAAGAAAGAACCTACATATGTAGATAAAAAACTTTATGATGAGGTTACGGAGGATAACAAGAATCTGAAAAAGGTAAACAAAAAGCATGAGGACGATTTAGCAGGCTTAAAGAAAGACCTAAAGGATCATGAAACTCTACAGGAAAAAATAACAACGCTAGAGCAGGAGAACAAGACAGCAAAGGAAACATATGAGAGAGAAAAAGAGGAAATTAAGTACAACTATGAACTTAATGCAGCAATAGAGAAATCAGGGGCCAAGAATAGCAAGGCTATAATGGGTATGATTGACAAGGATAAAATAAAACTAGTAAATGATACTCTAGTAGGGCTTGATGAACAGCTGAAGGGGCTAAAGGAAACCGATGCATATTTGTTCAATGATGAAGGTAACCCAGGAGGAACAGGTAGTATTAATGGACAGCGTATAGATACGCTAAATAATCCTGGAAGTAGCAAGGATGGGAATAGTGCTACAGGTAATAAATTTGTGGACGCTCTTCTTGCAGAAAAAAAGGCTGAAAAAGAATCTAGCGATGGGCTAGACAACTTTTTTAAGTAATATAAAAATAGGAGGTATAGTTAATGAAGCAGACAAAGAGAAATATTGTTAATGCTCAGAGAGATATTAGGAAGTTCGCTGGTGACAGAGATACAATGACTAATATCAAAATTAAAAAGGCGGATGTAACATCGGCTCTTAAGGAAAATGTGTTACCAGCAGGAACACCAATCAACGACAAAGGTAAGGTTGATGAGGCTGCACCTTTCGGATTGCTTTTCAACGATCTAGATTTTAGAAGTATTCAGAGTGGAGAAACAGTAGTCGCATCCGTAATGATTGATGGTTTTGTTGATAAGGAAAGAGTAGCCGAGTACATCGGTAAAGCGGTCCCAGATGGTGTAATAACAGCACTTAAGGGAAAAATACAGTTTTTGTAAAACAGGAGGTAATAATTAATGGCAGAATTAAAAGATTTTTTAAATTCAAAAAACATCGCTTTATATATTAATGGACTGCCACCAGTTCCAACAATTGATGAAGCGTTGTTCCCTGTAAAGAAAATTCTAGGTATAGAACTAGAACAGGCTAAGGGAACTAAAAAGAGGCCAGTAGCATTAAGACAGTCAACATTTGATGTACAGGCTAAGCTAAGAGCGTTAAAGGCTGATATAGCTATTGAAAAGAAAGAAATGCCTTTCTTCAAGGAAGCTATAGGCCTAAAGGAAAATGACAGAAGGCAGATTATACAGGCATTAGGAGCTAACAACGAAGAAATAGTAAATATACTAATGTCCGAGGTGTTTGGCAACTATACAGCCTTAGTTGAAGGTGGTCTTGTTCAGATGAAGAGGATGAGAGCCCAGGTAATTCAGACAGGGCAGATAAACCTTGTATCTGATGATGGAGATGTTATCGTTGACTATGGTATAACTGCAGACAACAAGGAAACTTTATCCCTAACTGCTAGATGGTCAGAAACTGCTACAGCGGATATAGTAGGCGATATAAGAAGATGGCAGAAGAAGTTTACAGATAAGGGCTTCTCTAAGCCAACAAGAATGTTGCTAACTGAAAAGACATGGGAATATGTAACTTCTAATGTTGCTATAAACAAGGAGTTAAAGGCTAGGGCATTTGGTGAGATTATTGCGACAGATAGTGACTACAAGAAGCTATTAAAAGCTAAGTGTGATATTGATGTAGCATTGCTATCAGGTGTATACCTTGATGAAAAGGGAGCAGAACAGAAGTATTACAAGGATAATATCGTAACGTTAATACCTAATGGGACTCTAGGTAATACTGTTTATGGTACTACTCCGGAAGAATATGACACAAAGTATGGATCAGGTAAGCTAGATACATCTATTGTACATACAGCTATAGCTATTACAACAATGGTTAAAGAAGACCCTGTTGGTGTTGATACTAAGGTATCTATGATAGGTATGCCATCATTTGATAGAATAGATGAGTGCTTCTTTGCTACTGTAGCAGGTTAAGGAAAGTAATTATAATGTGTAGGGTATATCATATATAGGTATACCCTATTTAATTAGAAAGGTAGGTTAATAATGCCAAGAGCTAAAAAGACTGATGTTGTCGATGAAAATCTAAACAATGTTAATGATGAAATTGATAGCGTTGACAATGAAAAGGAAGTTGATCCAGTAAGTGAAAGCGAAATAGAACTAGTTAAGCTAGTAGCCTTAACAAATATAAAATCAGGTGATGATTATATTTTGGTAGGTGAAACAGTAGAACTAGGGCAAGATGAGGCTGAATATTTGCTAAGAGTAGGGGCTGTGGAAAGGGCCTAAGAAAAAAGGAGTGGTAAAGTATGTCAGACATAGTATTTACTGATGATATGCGTACCTTATTAGAGTTAAACCTTAGAGAAAAAGACTATCCATTCTTTGATGAAAAAGAACTTGAGATGTTATTTAAAAATAATGGAGGCTCTATTCCTAAAACCTGCTGGAAAGCTTGTTTATTAAAGGCCAATACTGATGATATGGTAAAGGTTGGACCTATAGAGTTAAAGTCTAGTGGTAAGGACTACTGGTTGAAACTAGCAGAGATGTACAAGCAAGAATATGAGGAAGAACTTAGACAAAGTAATTCTAAACGTTCGGGCAGGTATAAAAATATGATGACAAGGTATGATGAGCAATGACACAGGTTAGATACAGGATAGTAAATAGGGCTGTTCACAAGGCTATTGCCTTAAATCCTCAAAAAATTAAAGTTATTGAAAAAGGTAAGGTTTTAAAAGACGGTGCATATGTAAATAGTAATAGTGAAAGAACTATTACAGGGGTTGTAGTGCCAGTCAAAACAAACGAACTTAAAATTACATCAGATGTAAAGGCTACTAGTTTTGAGAATAAAAACTATGAATTAATAGCCGATGAAACTGCTGACATAAAAAGTGACTCTAATCTTAGAACAACGATTATATGTAATGAAGGTAAGTTTGAAATAGATTTTGTAAATGCCTTTTTCATTGAGGATAAGGTAGCAGGTTATGAATGTGGACTTGAAAGGGTTGATTAATCATGAGTATTTTGGCAAATTTAGCTGAAAGACTAAAAAGAAAAGAACATGGATTTGGCCAAATAGTTAATGCGGCCGGTATACAGTTACAAAATGATTCTAGGGCTAATGCTAGTTGGTCAGACCAAACTGGCAACGCTAGGCAAATGATTCACTCAACTGTTACCGGTGGAGGAATGCACTACAATATTAATGTGGCTCATGGAGTAGATTATGGGGCAATACTAGAAGAAGGATCTAGCCCTCATGTTATAACTCCCAATTCAAGACAGGCTTTATATTGGCCGGGGGCAGCCCATCCGGTTAAAATGGTTAATCACCCAGGCACTAGCCCATACAACGGTATAAAAAGTACTGTACAGGCAGAGGCTCCGGAAATAGGGCGAAAGCTTGCAGAATATTGGAGTAATCTATAATGAGAAGTGCGATTAGAAATGCAATAAAGGAATATATTACAGAGTTTGTAGATGTATTTGAGCCTAGCGTACCTAATAGGAATACTGAAAAGCCTTATGCTGTGATACAACAGGTTAATGATAGCGAATCCGTACAAGGGGCAATAGGTTCGGAACGTAAAATAAACATTTGGATATATAATGATAGAACATCATTTAAGGAACTTGATAGCATGCAAAAGAAAATAATTGAAGCTATCAACTTTAAACCTTTATTTGATGATGAAACAAAAAAACATTTCACTTGTATATATAAAGGTGTAACTAGTAGTGATGTAAATGATCCTGACTGGGATATTATTGCTAGGCCATTATCTTTTAGCGTTATAGCCTTAGATAAAGCCGATAACGTTACAGCAGATAATGAGGTATCACTTGTATGTATGTATCTTGAGGAGATATTAAAAAATAATAGTGGAATTAATATAAGCGTATATAAAGATGGCTGGAATCAAGACTTAACCATTCCAGCTATTTTAGTTAGGACAAATAAAGTTGAGAGAAAAACTATTGTCAACAACCTTAATCAAGTAGATAAAACAATGAAAATACATGTTGTTGATACTAATGTCGATAGGATGATTAATATTATTGAACGTATCGAGGACAAACTAATCCTTGATAAATTAATAGCATTTAATAAGGCCTTGAAAGATGGAACTACAAACAGATGGAAATTGGAACTTGCTAGACTTAGCGAAGATAGAGAGTCTGATATGTTTACATTGGGGCAGATAACGGCAACATTTAGATATTATATAAAATCTAACACCAAGCCAATAGTAATTGATAAAATCTATGATGATAAGGGACTTAAGATTGAAAAGAGGTAGTTAATGGCTAAGAAAAAAGAAGAAGTGCTAGAAACTATTGAGGAAGCTACAGGAGAAAACAACACAGTTGATAAATTCTTTAAGCAGGACTTGATAGATAATGCAAAGGCTTTAGGATATGATAGATATGTTGTTGTAGGGGCTTTGCATGGTGTGAAAGATGAAAAGTTATCTAAACAGGAATTAGATGACCTAGTAAATAAATTTTTAAGTAAATAGGAGGTAGTAAATGGCTAAAGTAGGAGTATGGAATACACCTAGTGATAGGATTTTGCCTGGTGTGTATAGCAGATTTTTAAAAGTTGCCAGCTCATATGGTGAGGGGCTAGTTGGTACTATAGGTATACCAGTTAGATCTAACTGGGGTCCTGTAGGCGAGGTAGTTACTGTAAAAAACAGTATATTAGACCTAAAAGAAAAGTTTGGAGATGATGAGGCTAGCAAATTTACAGCATATAGACTAGGTAAGCTACTAGTAAATACTAACTTGAAGTATATCAAGATGTATAGAGTTGCTGATAGTAGTGCTGCTAAATCCTCAATCAACCTAAAAAATACAAATGGGGCCGCAACAGACATAATAAAACTAACATCAAAATATCCAACATCTAAGGATTTAAATGTTACTGTTAAAAAGTCTGTAGCACCTGAAAAAACTGTAGAAATGTATATCTATGAAGGGACTAAGCTACTTTGTAGAATATATGGTATTAAGGGTACTGTCGATGAGATGGTAAAGGTCATTAATACCACATATGACAATAAATATATTGTAGCTGAAAAACTAGCAGAGTCAACTGACATATTAGCAGAGGTTAGCAATAAAAAATTAGCAGGTGGTAATGATGGTTGCTCAGGAATCACAAATAAGGAATATATAGCTTCGCTAAAGGCCTTTGAACGTGAAAGAATAGATGGTTTTGTATTAGATGCTAGAGAAGATGAATCATTAGATGTTACAGTTTTTGAATGGATAAAAGAAAACTATTCAAATGGTAGAACAATAATGTATTTCTCAGGTGCGAGAACAGGCGAAGATATATATGCGACTTGTGATAGAGCTAAAAAGGTAAATAATAAACTGTATTCAATTACAGCATCTTCTGGTGTTATAGATAATGTTAAATATACACCACTTGAAACTGCTGTATACCTTTGTGGGCTTGAAATATCAAACAAGCTAAAAGAATCTAGTTGCAATAGAGTAACTATATTCAATAGTGTTGGGACTATGTTTACTAACGCAGAGTTGGAAGAGGCACACAAATCAGGAGTTATAACTTTGGATATTGATGGTGATGATGTTGTTATCGTTGATGATGTCAATACGTATAAGATCTATGAAGATGATAACGAGAATGAAACTGTATATGGTTTTAATAGGACTATTAGAACTGTATCGGCAATAAACGATATGTTAGTAACATCAGGTAAGCCGTTAATAGGCAAGGTTAATTCTGACGAGATAGGTTATGATATTATCATAACTGCATTCAAGAAAGGTTTTGAGTACCTAATAGCAAGTGGGGCCTTAAAAGAGTTTTCTATAGCTATTGATCAGGAAAGGCAGGAAAAGGCAAAGAGTGATGAATTCTTCTTTGTTTGGGATGCTATTAGACTTGACAAGGTTAAGAGAATGTATGGTACAGGAACATTAAGATAGGAGGTAAACTATGGATAATTATTCGCTAGACTGGTTAGGAGATGAGTATGTCCAGGATGATAGAGTTTTAGGTGGTAATGACTGTAAGCTTATCATAAATGGCCATGATGAAAAGTATGCAGAAGAATTTGAATGGTCTGTTGAAAACGATAAGAAAGGTTTTTCTGTAATTGGTTCTGAATGGGAATATGAAAAAGATAGCATTAAAAAGGGTTCTTTTAAATGCACTATTTTCAAAACAACATCAGACTTAATTAGAACAGGATTTAAGCCATTTGAAATTATCACAGTGCAGCATGCTGGTAAGTATGGGGCCGAAAAAATCAGGCTTAAGAACTGTAAACTAAAGAAATTAGGTAACAGCACTAAAGCAGGAGAACTAATCAAGGAAGAATGGGAAGGTTCATTTAGTGGGTTAGAAGCTTTATCCTTGATAGAAGAATAGTAATTGCAAAAAAGTAGCAGTAAGGAAAGGGCATTTTTAATGCCCTTTCTATAATTAATTTTAAAAGGAGATGTGACTATGATAGATTATGTAGAAAATAAAGAAAATATAGGTTTGGAAGAAGCAGATATGGAAACATCAGGAATTGATGTTAATATGTCTGATGAAGATATATTGAATATATTAGCAGGTACTAGTGTTAGGGTGCAGAAGGTTATACCAATACCAAGATTAGGAGTGCCGTTCACAATTCAGAGTGTTACTGATAGAGAAATGAGTAATTTCAGGAAAGAAGCTAGCAAGAAGAAAAAAGTAGGGGGCCAGCAGATAGATGAGTTTAACAATGATGTATTTGGAGCGTTAATACTTGGTGCCGGTTTGATAAAGCCTAAGTTAACAAAGGAATTCTTACAGGAACAGGGCTATAAATCTGCTATGGGCTTTTTAAGATCTACTCTATTACCAGGAGAAATACAGGCGATAATTGATGAAATATCAGAGTTATCCGGCTATGGGGTTGAACTTGATGAGGGTTTATTAAAAAACGCATAAAAGAAGGGCAGGGTGTTTTAGGGCTTATGTTTTACATGTATAAACATCACCATATTACACCCGATGAATTTGCTAAAAAGAACCTGTTAACACAGCGATTATTAATAAACTTTACGCAAATTGAATGCGAGTTAGACGAAGAAGAAAGAAAAGAATACGAAAAATTAAAAAATAAAAAATAACACTATACAGAAAATACCAAAGAAAGGAGGTTATCTATGGCAGGTAGGGAGCTTTACAATGTTGATATTAATATTAATGTTAACGGAGTGGATAAAGGTACGGCAGAACTTAAAAAAATGGACAAGGAGTTATCTAAGCTGGAGAAAAAGGCTAAAAAAGCTATTAGACCTAGGGTCGATATGTCGGGATTAAACAGGTCATTTAGTAAAATGGCTAATAAAACTAATTCATCTTTTTATAAGGCTATGAAAGATATGAGTGCTATGTCAAATAAAATGGCCGGTAAAAGTAACTCGGCATTTTATAGAATGGCTACAGGATCTAATATAGCAACTAAAAGAATCCAGGAGAATATGAGGCAAACTGAAAGGATGATGAAATATTCTTCTGTAAGTACTCAAAAGCTTTTAGATAGTCAGGCTAAGAGATTTAAACAAAATAGTATATTTAAAAATAGCACTATGGATTTAATGATGGGTAAGGCTAGTATGTTAGGCGGTAGTCCCATAAAAATTACTGCAACAGAAAATGTTACCCAAACAGTAGCCAAGGTAAGAACGAGTATTCAAAATTTAAAATCTGCTAGTAATGTTAAAGCTACTATAAAGGCAAATAACAATAGGGCCATACAAAAGATACAAGAAACAAAACACAAGGCGAGAGAATACGCATCAGGTAAGTATGAGGCCTTGTTAACTGCTAGAGATAAATTGAGTGGTACTGTATATGGAAGAATGCATAGGGCTGTGGGCGGTGCGATAAGACGAGTAGGACGTATAGCGTCAATAGGGGCTAGTGCGTTAGGTGGTATTGGTTTAACTTCCATGATAAAAACATTTACCGACTACACTTCGCAAATGTCTAAATTAAAAGCCGTTACAGATATGACTGCCAGAGAGTTTAGGATGCTTGACAAACAAGCTAAAGACCTAGGAAAATCTACAGAGTGGTCGGCCTCACAGGTTGCACAAGGTATGACAGAACTAGGACAGGCAGGTTTTGCAAGTAAAGAAATATATCAGGCTATGCCTGGACTATTAAACCTTGCTAGTGCAGGCGGTTTACAGCTAGGTGAAGCGACATCTATTGCATCCGGTACTTTAAGAGCCTTTAATTTAGAGGCTAGTAAAACTGGTACTGTTGAACGTGAACTTAACGAAGATGGGGAATTTGAATTACCATCCGTTGAGACTGTAGAGCAACGCATTATCGATACAAA